TAGATCCACTTGCTTTGGTCTGCGTAGTTACTGCTGCCATTAGTTCACGTTTCTTATTCATAGAACTATATTTTTCTACAGTAGTAACATCAGTAGTTAAATTAAACTCTGTGCAGTTTCCTAAAAAGTGGAGCTGATTTTCGTCATCTGATCTGCGGAAATATCTTACTTAACATATACTCTCATATATGAATAGACTATATCTTTATCTAAATTTAGATATTGTTCACTTCCACCTCATAGGTGTACTCCTTTCGGATAGTCGTTGAAGTTTTTTATTACATGCTGATTTCTCATTACTATAATACTTAGGATTTAACCATATATCATATATCATTTTATTTATACTTTCGTAACCTATTAAGGTAATGATATCTTTAGAGCGTTCCAGCAATTCAAACATGTTTCGGCATTTATGCATATTTCTATACATAGGAACATTACTTCATTCCACCAGCACCGACCATTAAATCAGATGCTTCACTGAATGCCTGATTGGCCATTAACTAGTCACCTCACGTTAATCTTTTCCATTTAGTTCTACCACAACGATAGACTAAAAACCTATTTCCATATATAAATGAGTCTGGTTCAGTCTGTGAAATTGGCAAATAGCCATACTTTCTCAAACTTTCACCACTATCATAATCATTATCAGTATATACAATATCTGAAGTTAAATCATATGCTTGCTCTTTACCTTCAATAACATTCTTTATAATATCATAAATTCTATTCTCATCAGCCTCAAAATCTACATCAAATACAGTAATTAAGTGTATATCATAACTTTTAGCTAATAAGAACTTTGTCATATGATAATATTTATTTTTATTCTTAAAGGGAGAACCATTTGTAGCATGAAAGGCAGAACCACAATACTCAATGCCTAATCTATAGGATGGAATATAAATATCAATCTCTTGATTATTAATTGCCTTTCTACTATGCAATATAATTTTATCCTTACCAACAATAGATGAAACAAAATCAACTAACTTATTTTCATTTGTAGAACCAGCATGAGAAATATCTAAACAACCACATGACAAATTTCTACCTAAATGATCTTTAGAAACAACTACTTCATTGCCACAATCACATCTACATAACCAATATGTCCTCGCATGCCAATTTTTATCTTTCTTTATACTATCTAGTGAAATAACAGTTAGCATATTATATTTATTTCCAGTTTCATCTTTGAATTTAGCATTATGTATAGTTTCTTTATGTAAACAACCACAAGACCTAGTTAATCCTCTAATCAAAGAACCATGATCAGTATATTTTTCTCCTCCACAGTCACAAATACAATACCACTTCTTTTTCTTTATATCATAGTATTGCACAGTTAACCTACCAAACCTCTTACCAACTAAATCGGTAGGTATCTTACTGCAACCACATGAAGAAACACTGCCAGCATTCAAATGACCAGCAGCCACCTCAGTCTCATTTCCACAATCACATAAACAATGCCACTTCTTAGTCTCTTCATTTCTATACTGAACAACTAATCTACCAAATCTCTGCCCTGTCAAATCTTTAAATTTTCCCAAAATAATTCACCTCAAGAATTATTTTAGCATATTATCTTCAATTTGTCAAGACTTACTTTTATACCACTCAATCTCAATAACTATTCTATGCTGAGTGTTTCCAAGTGCCATTGTTTCATCTCCATCGCTTAATACAGCAAGTATATCGAATTTTACTCCAATACCTAATTCTCTTTGTATTTTCTTTGAAAAATCATCATGTAGCACTTTTAATAGTTCATTCTCAACTTTATAGCTTTGATTATACAAATATTCACTTATTGGTATATCTGGTGTATTTTCTCCTTGAAGGTATATATCAATCCAAAATTGAACTTTTCCTCCAATTATTTTATCCTGTTTTTCTACAGAATCTTCTTCGCTAAAGATTACCCAAATTGCAGGATATTCACCAGTATTGCCTGTTCCAAACCTAAACTGTAATTCGTCCCTATGTTTTAAATATTCAAATAGTCTTGAACCATCTAAATATCTATAGGAACGCATAAAATCCACCAGCTTTTTTCCTATCTGTCTCCACATTAATTTTTGTAACATGACCTAGTTCCTCGCTAAACCTAAAACAGCAGGAAATTTTCTTTTTCTAGCTGATGTTCCATTTGTAAAAGAATTTGCATTTAATTGTGCTAAAAGCTCATCTAATGACTGTTTATACATTTCCCACTTTAGCCTAAAAGAGTCTTTATCAGTTTCCTTACCCAAACTATATACAGTTCTTAACCACGCTGCTTTCATATATGAATAATATATAGCAACCATTTTAACTATATATGGTGTTGGATCTGAGATACTTTCTGGTGCAACTCCATAATTTCTTGCTAAAGATTCAACATACTCACTTGATTCTTTTACTAAATCTTCTGTCACATATGTTTTTAGGAGTGCATCTGTTAACGTGGCTTTATTATAATACGCTCTATATGCAGGAACATTAGTCGTGTTTAATGCCATGTCTATCTAGCACCTCCGCAATTATTTTTTTATACTTAACACTATTTCTAGCTCTTTCAAGCCAGCCCTGATCACCCTTTATACCCCTTACAGTCTGAGGCTTTTTTACAAAATGTATTCTGCCATCTTTGCCTACAAAGCGCATTGCTTTAGCATGTCTTGACCCATGTGCCTGTGTACCTTCAATTAAGTAATTAGCATAATTTCTGAAAGGCCTATTAGGAAATCGTTTATTCCTTCCTACATATTGACCTTCTTTATACTTTGCATTTGGATCTAAAATATATGAACCATTATTAGAGTAATATTCTAAAGTATCTTCATCAACAAATACTATTGCACGTAACTTTTTAGTTACCATAGAGTCTATCGCTTTATACAAAGCATAAGTCCTATGTTCCCATGTTGGATGATCTTTTCTTAAGTGTTCTTTTATTCTTTTACAAGATATAACAAGAGCCTCATGTAACAGAGGCTCAAGTTTATCTTTAACAATATCTATCTTAGATAGCCATTGAGACATCTTAAGATTGATATGTGGTGTATTCATCATTTTACATCTGCAATAAGAATTGAACCTGCACCACCATTTACATCTGCACCGAAAGATGGCAGAGCAATCTGAGATACAATGGTTTCAACATTTACAGGATGATCAATTGTACGAGTATATACAGCTACAGCAGTATCAACGATACGAGTATTAGAAGCAAACTTGCTGTTAGAAAGCAGGTCAACCTCTTCTGGAGTAGTACCCATTACCATATTACCAAGTACACCACCAGAAGGCAGGAATGTTACAACATCATCTGGGAAGAATGGAACACCTACACCACCAACTTCAGTTGCATATACATTATCATTAATAAGTACTTCTACACCAACATATGCACGAATCAAATCACGAACCTGCTGTGGATATACAAGCAGACCAGACACCGTAGTAGCTGTTGGATAAAGTGCTCTTGCTACAGATTCGCTTGCTTTAATATGATTAAATGTGGTAGAAGTCATAACAGCATAACCAAGTCTTACATGGAAATCTTTATTAAACTGAGTTACCCATTCAAGCATATCTTCAAGTGGCTTAGAAGAAGCTACTGTATGCCAAGAAGTACTTGCTTTTACTTTCTGTTTCTTATTAAGATTATAATCATAAGTAAGATTTACACCATTACCTTTAAGAACAATCTTACCAGTGGAAATAAGATCCATAGCCATACGCTCACGAGCTACACGAGCACCACGAATAAGATTATTTGCATCATCAAAAATTCTATCTACATAAGTAGCAAGAATAGCGTCATTAGAAATAGCCATAATCTGCTGACGAGTTTCCTCATCAATCTTCATTCTTTCACGGAAGAATGGCATTTTAGATTTCTGGACTTCTACGCTCAGACGATCTCTGTAGGTTGCCTGAGTGTCAAAAGCAGATTCTTTCAGTGCAACAGGAAGACCTGCACGACCACCAATTTTATTAAGTTCAATACCTGCAATCTTCTTTACTGGGAACAGACGATCACCCATATAGGTTTCCTGACTGTCATTATAAGCATCCCAATAAGCAGTAATATTTGCAGGAGTTAAAAGATCAAATAGTTTCATATTATATTCTTTCCCCCTTCTCTAATTAGTCTCTACGAGCAAACTGAATATGTGGCAATTTAGCCTTGATAGCTGCACCAGGTGCGCTAGGCATATTATCAATATTAACAACACCATGAATCATCATTGCACCAGTAGCCTCACCATCAGTTACATTTACAGTATGATAAAGAATACCATCAATATCACTAGCTACAGTAGTAGCACCACCTGAAGCAGTAGTACCAGTATCAGCAGCAGGAGTATCAGCTTCTTTACCAGCTACAACAGTTGCTACAACAAGAGAATTAAGAACAAGATCTTCATTAATCTTCTTAGCAAGCTGTGCAAAATTATCCTTTACATTACCTGCCTTATCTGTACCTAGTTTAATAGTAATACCTGTAGATGCATTATAGCTAAATACATCATTATGTGCAGTAGTATCTACTGTCATTGCTACAGGAATAGCTACAGCACCTTCAGCTTTTGCAGTGATTACAAGACCACTATCAAGAGTTACAGTTGCTTTTGCTTCAGTAGGAACTACAACTACTGCAAGCTGGTTAGGATCTTCTAGAAGAGAAGTACCATTAGAACCATAGAGATAAGAGCCTTGCGGAATGTAAAAATTACCTTTGTCATCTGCGGTAATACCTGCCAGAGAAGTTTTATCTAAGGTTACAGGACGAGCAAGATAACCTTCACCAATAAGTAAAAGTTCCTTATCAAACCCTTCAACTGGCTTCATTTTGAAATCAATTGCCATGTTAAACACGACCTCCTTTAATAAAATATTTAAAATTTTCTGTATATTTTACGTAAAGTACTCACCACTCCACGCAATTTTCTTGTCGAAAAACAAGAATAAATTCCTCCACAAATTATGTAGAGGAATTAGTTTTACTATTTATGCACCAAACAGTTCAGACAGTGATTTACCATCTCCACCAGACTGATTTTGCTTTTTACTATTAAGTAATGCTTGCATAAATGGAGATACCTCATTAGACTGATTACCACCATTTCCACCTGCACTACCTGCTCCACCTTTTGGCTGTGCAGCAATTAAATTCTGATGATCTTTTGCCCAATCTGCAATATAATCAGCTACTGAAAGTTCTACACCATCATCACCCATAATTGTACAAGTTTTACCATCATCTTCTACCTTGGTCTTACCAAAGAACATATCTACAAACATTTCTGGCTCAACTGCATGTACACTTTCAAGAGATTTACGAATAGTATTTCTCTTTACTGTATTAAGTCTCATAGTCTTCTCACCATTTAGCTGAGTAGTAAGATCTTCAATAGTTTTACTATGTTCTTCTACCTGCCTATTTGCTTTAGTGAGATTTCTTTTAAGCTCTTTAATTTCTTCTGGGGTAGTACCTCCACCAGCATCTTTTACAATCTTTTCTTTTGCAAGTTCAATACCTTCATCAAAATCTTTAGCGTTTACATCAACACCAAAAGCATTAACTAGAATATTAAACCGATCCAAAGTCTGCTTATTTGCCTCAATAGTTTCATTTAGTGCTTTTTCTTTATCCTCAAGTTCATGAATAGATTTCTGAAAAGCATTATACTCTTTCTTCAAAATAACAGCTTTGTCTTTAGTCTCTTCGGTATCTAAACCGAGTGCTTTAGTAAGTTCTTCTAATTCCATATTTTCTTTTCTCCTCTTTTCTTTTCTCAAAATTTTCTTTCTATTTATATTATATCACAAAATTTTAACTTTGTCAAGTTTATAATTATATTATAACATACTTTTTAAAATTTGTCAAATTAACAAGTATACAAACAATAAACTTATCTCATTTGGATAAGCATTAAGTACTTGTAGGCTGAACTGCTGTAACTCCTGTAACATCTACTTGTGCTCCTTTATTTGGTAAACTGTCTAATTCATCTATTAGTCTTTGTGTTACACTTGAATCTAAATCATCAGTCATAGCGCGAATTACCTTCTTCTTTAATTCATAATTCAAACCATCACTAATATTAAATCCAAAAGTAGTCAAGGCATTTGCTAATATTTCTGAAGGATCTACTACACCATATTCCTTATTATATGTTACATAGTAATTATCCATATCTTCATTCATATATTTACCAAACAAAATACCTAAAAGCCTCTCTGTAGCTTGAAGGTTTTCTGCTAAGTCCAAAATAGTTCTAAACAACTGTAAATTGTCCCATTTCTTTGCTAAACCAGATACATTAGAAATATTTTGCTGATTCATAAATGTTAAATTAGCTTGTCTAAATATCTCTTTAATAATTAAGTTTATTTCTTGAATAATCATATCACTAGGATTTTTACTAGGTGAAATAAATTCTGGGGCTTGTTGCCCATTTCTATATAGTAATGTATCTGACACACCTACCCTTATTGGGTCATTTTCTGGATCTTCGTACTCATCCTCATCACCTATAGGATACAAAAGTATCGAAAATCCTTGATTTCTATTAATACAGGAAAGAGAACTTAATTGATTATATAGTGTAAACGAACTCTTAGCAATGCCATACAAATCAGATTGTGGAATCAAATCGTCTGTAGCATTTAAAACTCCATATAAAGGTATTACTGGAATTTTACCTATAGTATTTTCTACAGTTTCTATATCATCCCCAACCTGTTTTTTACATACAGAATCTGTCCAAGTCCATGTTTCTGTTATTGATTTAGATTCACCATTTTCGTCAATAATTTCATTCTGTACATTATAAGTTATACTTATTAACCTACCAAATTTATCTCTTGCATATTTAGAAACCTGACTAGGACTTACTAAATATAAATATGGATATAATCTTTCTTCGACAACTTGTTTTTTTGTTAATCTTATATTAGGATCAACTTTAGGAGCATCTATTACAATAAATTCTACACCATGTAATTTAGCTCTTATTGCAGCTTTTTTCATAAATCTTGTAAGAGTTGTATTATTCCCGTCTACATTATTTAAAAACAACTTAAATGTATCTGACATATTATCTCTTACTGGGTCTGATTTAAAAATAGGATTTACATGAGAGTCAATTATGGGTTTAATGAAATTTATGTAATACGCTAAGTCCTGTCTACGGGCATATTTATCGCCTTTCTCTACTGGAAATGGTACTAAATATGTTCCATCTTCAAAACCACCACTGCCCCTGTAAGCGTCATCTAGTAATTTATATTTATTTATATTTCCAGCAGTATAGTTAGCTTCCATTAGTAATTGCTGAGTTAATTCATTAAATGAACGCTCAACTCTTTCATAATGCTCTACTCCACCTGCTGCTGAAAGTATTGTCCTTTTTACACCCAATTCATTATTATTATGTACTGACATTGATTATTATCTCACCTCCTGTACATAATACTACCAACCAATATTACGCGATACATTTTCTACTTTATGTTTATCTTTTAAATACATCAGTCCATAACGAAGTGCATCACATCCATGGTCATTCACTTTGATAGGAGCATCAATGCCTACCTGTGCTTTCTTTGTATCCCAAGAATATGAATGTAATTCATCAATAAGTGACTGACACTCTCTAGAAATAAATAAATTATTATTACCAAAATAAGTTGATACTACCCGTATACCATCTAAAACATCATTTTTAGCATTCTTTACCCTAAAATGATATCTCCTTAACTCAGCCTTAAAACTAGCAGCTGCTGGGTCAATAATAATTTCTATATTCCTATAGCCTAAACCAGTCAATATTTTATTCTCTTCTATAAATTGACGCATATCTTCTTCATAATCATGATCTGTCTTTTGCGGATCATAATCATTATTTTCAGCAGCTTCTAATCTACCACTAAAATAATATTGCTTACATACATAAATTTTATTATCAACTGTTTTTCCTATCAATAGATATGTAGTAGCATTAAGTGTACCATAGTCAACTGCTACACACCACTTCTTAATTTTAGTAAATGGTATATTTTCTTCACCAACAATATTTTCAGATGTAAATGAATCATATACCAATCCTTCAGCAACACACCATTTACCCTCAATATAGCGTTTTGCAAATACACCTGAATACATTGTCTTATATCTTTCCTTTACCTCTTCTGAAAGTGATGGATTATCATCCATCATAAAATGAACATAAGATCCGTTTTTATCCTTTAATTTAGTTAATACACTTTTGTAAAACCATGAATATGGACTGGATGGGTTACAGCACATAAATACTTTTGCACCCTCTATAGAAGTTCTTGCTGTAACCTGGTTAAAAAATGACTCTGGTTGAAGAACCACCTCATCGAGAAAGGCTCCTGCCAAAGTCAGACCTTGCACGAGATCTTGAGAAGCTTCATCTTTCTGTGTACTAAAATTTATTTTAGTTTTCATGTTACCCTAAAGGCTTTTTGTCCTTTAGTTCTTATACTTTACCATCGTATAAGTTCAGCATATATTTTTACCATATCTAATATAGACTTAGGTAATCCGCACTCTTGGCTATATTATATTCTTATATAAGTAAGTTTCAATAGCTATGCGTTACGATGCTAATGACTCTTTACTGTCATTAGTTATCTCGGTATTATCCTTAAATTTTCTTTTATGTCTGCTGTCATTTTGCTCTTCCCATGTAGCCCACTTACAATTTTCCTTGCAGTAATTACCATCTGGATCTATTCTATCAATAGATGTATTGTTTTTACCATATATCCCTACATGTTCATTATAAGAGTCAATTAAATCATTATAGAAGTTTTTAAAATTATTTCTCCAATCTTCTGACATTTTTATGCCGACAGCACCATAATAATGATAATCTTTATTATTTTCATTATAACATCGTTGAATAATCATATCCCAAATAGAATATAAAGGAGAATGTCTTAACCCATGTTTAAAATTTTTATTAGCAACATATTCAGACCTATAACAACCACATGATGATGTATTGCCACGCCTAACACTATAAAAATTTAAGTCTAATTCATGACCATCGCAAGAGCAAGTAAACCTACATATAGGTCTTCCTTTTTCATCTCTATACAAAAACTTCTTAAAGGTTAGTCTACCATAAACTTTTCCTACTTCTGCTTCATAATCTATTCTCAATTAAATCACCACATTTAAATAAATTAGAGGACTTTACCGATATTGCGGATTTTTATTACCTTATATTTCTATAAGGAGTGGCAAAGATTTACCACCAAAAATGTAGTATATATTAGTTACTTCTCCCTTAGTTATTTCTAAATAATTATCAGCTCTATGGTCTACAAAAGTATATCCTAATGTTAATAACATTTGTTTTAATGAAGCTATGATATTCCTCCTAACAGCACCAGAACTCTTGCCAGTAATTGCAAAATTCATACCATCAAATGTGCCCATAGACCATAATATAAAAGCTAATGAACATATAATCGATTTGCCGCTTCTGATGCTTCCATCAGCTACAAGCATATATTTATCTTCTGTAGGAGAACCTTCCATAGCCCATGTTAATACTTTTAACTGTTTTTTACTAAAAGGTTTAAATTCAAATCCCTTTAACTTTATTTTCTTTTCATTGGCCATTATCTTTCAATGCTTTGTCTAGCTCCTCATATTCATCTTCATCATCCCAAACTTCCTCAGTCTTACCCTGAATTGCTTTAATGATTGAATCAGAATTGTCAACATTCTCATTCTGTTTCTCTCCCCAACCAAAGTATTGACGAAGTTTTTCCCATGCTTGCATTTTATCTGGAAGATTTATAGAAATACCATCTCTACCTTGTTTTACTGAAACAATTAAAGATGCATCTACTTCTTCACTATTTACTAAATGCATTTTATTTACTAATTTAGTTATTGGTTCACCCGTATCTGGATCTCTCATTATTGACCCATCTTTATCTAATACAGGAACTTCTTCTTCACTAAATTTTAAATAATCACTTATATCTGCTCTTGCAGATTTTAGCAAAAATTCTAAATACTCATTAGGGTCGATATCAAATATTTTTCGTTGTATTTTCTTCATTTTCTTTATTGCCGACTGTACATGCGGTCTATGCAATAATCTATTACCCATTACCGCAGCTTTATACTTATCATATTTATATACTTGCATTGCTGCTTGCGTTGCATTATATGTCTGTAAGTACCTCAATACAAAATCAGCTTCTTTCGATGTTAGATCTAACCCATCTAATATATCTGACATTATATCTAATGTGTCTTCCCTTTCAAGCTTCTTTTTATTTGCCATTTCCCCCTCCCCCTAAAAAAAACGAAAACAGGCTATCTGTTTCGACAACCTGTTCCCTAAAGAGAAAAGAGAAAGAAAAGAACTAGGTTATCTAAACTACCTATACTTATATTATACTACAAAATTTAAGTTTTGTCAAATTAAACTAAATAAGGCATCCTCTATATTGAAGATGCCTTGACGGGTTTTAGATATATCCATATTAAATTGTAAAATCATATTTAGATAAAGCTTCAGCTAATACTTTACATCTTCTTGCTGAAAACTCTAATTTAGTTAATAACTCTTGCTTACATTCACTATCTTCTAACGAACTAAGAATTTCTATAAGAAATTCTACTGGAACTCTTACTGATACAGTTTTACTTCCACAATCTGCAAAAGTCGAAATATCACTTATCATAATTATTTACCTCTATATTTAATAATACAAAATAGCCCTCGGTGCGACAGAGGACTATTTTGCTTTGGAACTTTTTGCAAGTCCAGCACCTATTGCTTAATTTATCGAGATGCAAAAGGTATCTCTATGCTCCCCTTGTGACACCTGCGAGTGTGAGGAGCAATTTATTATTAACCCCAATATTAAACGCAAAAAATATTGAGGATAATAAACAACTGGTACGGAAGGTCAGACTTGAACTGACGTTAATAATGACACGGTTTATAAGACCGCCGCTACCACCAACTTAGCTACTTCCGTATAATCTACAACGTCAATTTTTATCATCAATATGCTCTTGCCATTTAAATCCATAAGCAGTTTTCTGCCTACCATTAACACAAGAAGATATTTTCTTTGCAATATTCTTTAATGATGGATTCTTAGTTCTAAAGGATAAAGTATTATCCTCACAATAGGCACTTGCTTCCATAATAGAATTAAATGTCATTAATATACAATCTGTATTCTTATCAACCATGTCAATCTGCTTAGAATGAACTGTCTTAAAATTTATTCCTCTAGAAGATAAAAATAAACTAATTTTTCCAGCTGATATTCCTACATACTTGGCAACTAACGCCACATTTCTATACTTAGCATATAAATCTAAAATAAGCCGTTCATCAAAATCATCTAAAGATTTTTCTCGGTAACAATTGTTGGCATAAAATGATGGCATATACTTTTTAAGCCAACGAACAGTATAAGCAGATGATAAACCAAACAACTTAGATAGCTTCTTTGCCCAACCATATTGGCTAAAATCTATACCACAAGACTCTACAATATTTTTTCTACACGCAAAATCAGCATCTAAAGCTAATTTTGCTTGATAACGAACCTGTTCGGCTTTATGCCTTAATTCTTGTCTTCGTATAGATTCTGCTTCAGAAATAGTATCTATCCACTTCTCATATTCTTCAACAGAAACTTGTTGATGATCACTACTATGTAACTCTCTATGGCAATTTGCACAAAGCAACTGACATTTATCTAGCTCAGATTTCAATTTTTCCCATGAGATATTAAACTTACCCGAAATAGCAAATTCTTTTTCTTCTGGATTAATATGATGAAATTCTAATGCTTCTATACAACTATCATAACCACATACAGCACACTTGCCACCAAGATAATTAACTGCTTTTAGTTTCATCTTTAATTGCCTATATTTCTGTCTACATGAATTACATACATTGCCAATATTACCAGCCTTTCTACTTCTAGGAACTTTTCTACCACAGATTTGACATACTAAAATGTCATTATCTGGTATACATCATCCTCTCCTATTTAATTATTTAATAGCTCTAACCACTGAGCTAACGATCCATAATATGGACTGCCCAATAGGAATTGAACCTATATTTAGAGTTTAGAAGACTCTTACATTCTCCATTATGTTATGGGCAGATTTACTAGACACAATACATTTGTAGCTATAAACTACCCCATTTCATTATCATTAAAATATTTTTGCTGTTTGTGTCTATTGATTTTTTACTAGACCCCATTTAAAAGATAATCAGTCTTTAATTAGATTTAGAAATGTAATTATTGCTGAAAGGGTCTATTATTTCGCGTTCATAATACTAATTCCCTAGCAAGCACAGAATATAGTATTAGTACTAACTTATTTTGAACTGTATGTCTGCTTGTTCTCAATACAGTCATTAACATATTGAACTAGACGCTTTAATTAAGTATTTAGTTTAACAGACTAAGCTTTTTACTTTTGCTGATTGCGTCTATTTAAGGGACTAGACTCACATGCTGAATTGAACAGCTAGGAATTTTTGCATACTCCATGATCCACATTTTTGCTGAATGAGCCTACTATCCAAGAGGTGATTATTATGTCCAAGACACGGATTTGAAAATTAAGCTGTTTTATGTATTTTCTTCTATGTTTGCTGTCTGTGCCTTAACTATATTCATATTATAACATAAAATAAGGAGATTGTCAAGCTATTTTTTTATTTTTCACGGCCATTCCCCAAGAGGTTTTCCCACAATCCCCTCGTCCATAGGACTTACCTCTGTACAGAAGAAAATTCCCTCACTTTCCCCAAATACCTCTTTAGCCAAATCCTGATAAAGTGTCGAACAAATACCATGTGCATCTGACAAATCATCATTAAAATATTGTACAACTTCTTTACGGAAAAGAACATAACTAATTGGCTTATCAAATAGCTCCGTAGAAACAATATCAGAAAGTGCAGGATTACCCTCAAATGCTTTAGAAATAAGTGTCAACTTATCTTCATTAGCATTATTAGCAGGAATTACAGTAATTTTCATTACTACAATACCAAAAG